CATTACTTGTAATAATAAAGACACGAGGACGTATCTCTATCTTCCCCTTTTCAGGGGTATCAGCTTTGTTAGCATAAGTTATCATATTGTTATTGATATCTACGATACGCTCACAAGGAGATTTATCCATAAAATCAATTTTCATGTTCCCCATATCATCGTAGAAAATACCAACAGTATCACCTTTCAAAGTTGAGTCAAATCTATCCGATTCCTTAAGATTGGAAACTCCCCTCGGATGGGGATCAGCACCAGCAACTGAGAGACAATCAACCATTAGAACTTGTGAAATAGTTGATTTACCAACGCCAGATTCTCCCCACACATAAACAGTAAAAGGAGCAAAACGGATCGAGCCATCAATACGCTTAGCCTGGTAAGCAGCTCGATTTTTATGAAGCACTTCTCTGCGCTTTTCAAGATATCCTTGCTGCCACGTTCCTTTAGCTGACTTATAAGCCCGATCGGCAAGCTCAAGTGCCTCATCCAAAAGTTGAGAATATTCGATATCATTAATTATTTTCGTCTCGCCTTGGATTTTCACGGGTTTCTTATGTAAGTTAAAAACCATAGCATGTTCATGCAACTCGATTAGAGGAAAGTACAGCTCATCAAGTTCTTTACTTTCATCATTAGTAAAAAGCAAAGGTTTGAAAGAACCAGTACGGAAACACTCATAACCACCCTCTACAAAACAAACGATGGTGTCAAGAACAGCGCCAACCAGATCTATGGCACTAGCATGTTTCTTAAGTGTCCCTACACGGAATATATCAACACCCTTATGAGACCATTTTAAATTAGTCACACTGCACAATCCTATAGACGCAGCAACAGTGATCATTGCAGAGATCTTATTAAAAAGGGGTGCATTACGGACAGCATCCCAATTTTCACAAATGTTAGGCAATGACGAAAGCCAAGAAGAATCTCCCTCGGGGTCACCAGCCTGCTGTTCAAAAAGGTCAAATCCAAAAAGTCCTTTGCACCACTCAATAGTGTCAAATTGGCGCAGGACAGTTTCGGTCAAACTATGTTTAGTCATAGCACGTATAGAAAGCACGAGTTGTGCAGCAACTTGCGCGGGTGTGCGACACATAGGAAGCGAAACTGCGAGAGACCCGATAATCTCCA